CGACACCTCCCACAGGTCGATGCCAGTCAGCTGGTTGACGTTGGTCTTGGCGTCGTACGTTTCCTCCGTCACCTGATAGCCGATCGACATGCCGCTGATCGCCTTCGCCTTCATGAGAGCGTAGGCCTCGCGCGCTTTCTTCACGTCCTTGATCAGCAGCTGCCCCTCGACGTACAGCCCCTTGCCGTCCTCGGCCATGCTCGTGAACGGCCCGATCGGGTGGTCTGAGTTGTGCTGCCAGAGGACCGGCGGCAGCGCGCCGCGTGCCTGCCACGCCGCGAGCGACTTCGAGAACGCGCCCGGCATGACCACGTCGCGGTAATAATCCGCGTTGCCGAACACCGAGCCGTAGCCCGCGAAGCTGCCCGCCTCGTCGAGCGCCTTGATCTGGAAGCCGAATCGGCGGTGTTTGATCTTCATGGCTATCGGTCCTTCGGCGGTGGTGCGGGCGGCGTCTGCGTTGGCGGCGTCAACCCGAGCTTGTCGAGCGGGATCAGATTACTCTGCACGGTCAGGGTGTCGCCGCCCGGCATGGCGGGCAGATCCTCGCGCGCCCTGATTTCGTTCCGCGTCATGATGCCGTTTTGCGAGAGCGTTGAATACAGGGCGGCACGCGCGGTCGAGTCCGCGCCCATCAAATCGTCGGTGTCGATGGTGAGGTACTGCGAAAGCCGATCCGCCGGCGCGATCAGGGAGCGCTGCGCGGTCTGCTCTATGCGCCGCACATAGGGTCGCAGGTTCAAAGCGAGCCAGCCCAACATCAGCTGCTCGATGCCGGTGCCCCAGGCGGTGACGCCCGCGGCGGCATGACCGATGAGGACTGGCGGCACGCCGAACCAGCGGCAAATGTCCTCGACCGCGAATTGCCTCGAGGCGAGCAGCTGCACGTCCTGCGGGTTCATGGTGAGCGCCGAGAAGTCGAGGCCTCCCTCGAGCACCATCATGCCGCCCGCCTTCGCATTGCCGGTGGCGAAGGCCTGCAGCGACTCGGAGAGCTGGGTGCGCTGCTCTTGCTTGAGGTACTTCTCGGACTTCACGAAGCCGCCCGAGCGCAGGCCGTTCCGGAACGTGTCGCTTGTGGCTTCGTCCGCGGCCCAGGCAATGCCGAGGGAGTTCCGCGCGTACTCGATGCGCGAGAGGCCGACCAGGCCGTCGACCGTTCGATCCTTCAGGTGGAAAATCTGATCCGCCGAATAGTCCTGGGTGCCGGCCGGCGAATAATACTTGTAGCGGATCACGCCGGTGGGCGGCTGGCGGTACGGCACCACGTACTCGGGGCGCAGCGGATCGAGCGAGATCACATCGCCCAGGACGTTCGTGGTCTTGAGCGCATAGCCGTTCCCCCACAGCATGTCGGACGCGATCATCACCTGCCAGAATTCGCACGCCGACATTTGCGTGTTGGGCGCGTCGTGCATTACGGAGTAGAGCGGCACGTCGGTGGCCGGCTCCCCGAAGGCCGCGCCCTTCTTCCGGTTCAGCACGAACGGTAGCGTCGAGATGGTGTCGGCGATCAGCCAGATGCACGCCCAGGCCGCGGCGATCGAGAGCGTGTTCTGCGGGGTCAGAATCTTGCCGGTGTTGGCGCGCGCGGCATTGATGGGCGGGCGCGCCATGCCGCCGGTCGCGACCGGATAGAAGCCGCCGGCAATCGCGCCGCCGCCGTAGTCGAACATCGAGTTGAAGAATTCCGCCGTCTTGGTGCGCAGGCTCATGCGCGGACCGGCTTCGCGAAAAATGCGTTGGCGTCCGCGTCGTCGACGTCGGTCGCGGCGGCCAAGCCAAAGGCCATGATGAGCGCGGCCATGCCGTCGATCTTGTCCGCGCTGCGCTTCTTGTCGGGCATCATGTTTTGGTTCTCACCGCGTTTGCTCGCGACGATATTGGCCGCGTTCCAGAGGAGCACCGGATCGCCGCCGTGCCGTAAATGACCCGAGATATAGGCGATCTCGCAGGCCTGCATCGCGGGGTGATACGAGCGTGGGCCCTGAATGAATTTCTGCATCGGGACTCCCGCGTCGGCGAGTTCGAGCGCGAGTTGCGTCGCGTTCCACGGGTCATAGGCTACACCGATGGGCGAAAAACGCTCCCAATCCGCGACGATCGCCACTCTGATCACGCCGTAGTCGGCCACATCGCCCTCGGTTTGCGTCAAGAATCCGCTCGCAACCCACCCGGCGTAAGGCACCGAACGGCGCTCGGTGCGCTGTGCGACGGCGAGCGAGGGCACCCAGTAGCGGCCCCAGGTGTAGTAAACCCCATCTTTCAACCACAAAAGACGCCACGCATTCATGTCGCGCGTGCTCGCGAGGTCGAGCGCTCCCCAACATGGGCTCCCCGCGAGCTCATCCAAGGGCACCGGGCCCGCGCAGCGGCGCCAACGGCGCAGGTCCACCCACCCGGTCGCGGCCGCGGCCTGCCGGTTCAGTCGTTTGATCTGAAATTCCGCGAGCGCGCCCGGCATGCTCTGCGCCTCGATCGCCATTTTGCGAATCTCGCGTACCAGGAGCGGATTTACGTCCATCAAGGGATTCGCCTTGCCCCAGGCGCGCTCGTCGAAGTCATCGTCGCCCTCGTCGACCGCGTAGTAGAGCGCGAGGAAGTGATCGGCCTTAACCACGCCGTTCAAAATGTTCTGCGCGAACGCGCGCAGCTCACTCCAGGGCCCTGGGTTCTCATAACCCTCGGTGGTCGTGTAGAGGAACAGTGGCGCGAGCCGGCCGCCGGCCGCGGAGCGCAGCACGTCCAATAAATCGCGCGTTTTGTGGGCGTGGATCTCATCGAGCGACACGTGCGAGGGGTTCAAACCGTCCTGGGTCGAGGCCTTGGAGTTGATCGGTTTGAAATTGCCGCCGATCTCGTAGCGCACGATCGCGCCGGCGAACGCCTCGACGGTGAACTCATCGCGTAGATCGCTCAAGCCGTCGACCATACGCTTCGCGACGTTGAACACGATGCGCGCCTGGCTGCCGGTGGTCGCGGCCGAGAGCACTTGTGCGCCCTCCTCGTTCTCGAAGCACAGGCAGTAGAGGAGGATCGCCGCGGCCAGCGTCGATTTGGCATTCTTGCGCGCCACGGCAAAGAGCGCAGAGGTGAACCGTCGGTTGCCGTCGAGCGAACGAAAGCCGAACAGGTTCACGATGAAAAACACGTGGCTCGCATGCAGCGTGATGTGGGGCGTGGCCCACGTACCCTCGACATGCGGCAATTCCTGCACGAATGCACAGGCGCGGTTCGCTTGGCCGGGCGAAAACAGGAACGGTGGGTGCTTCGATTGTGAGCGTTTCAGGTCCGAGATGAACCTTTGAGCGGCCAGGCGCACCCATTTGCCGTAGGATTCGCCGCGTGTATCGTCGATGGCGTCCTCGGCGTAGGCGACCGCGACCGCGACGAAGTCCCCGCTAGACCTCGAACGTCTTGAGTTTGCCGAACGCCGACTTCGATTTTTTCTTACCCGTAACTTTGACACGCGACCTCGAGGAGGGAGTGAAGCCGAGCTCGGCCGCGGCCTTGACCATCTGCGCGTTCGCGCGGTTCCTGATCGAGACGTAAGGATTTTGCATCGGCTGACCGCCCGGCATCTTCACGACCGCGCCTAGGTCTTCGACCTTCTTGGCGGCTTCCAAGAATTCGGCGTAATTCACGACGTAGCTGGTGAACACTCCGGCGTCGAGCTTTCGCAGCATGCCCTCGGGCGCGTTTTTGATCGTGACTTGCCAGAGGATGCGCTGCGCTGGAGAAAACGTCTCGGGTGGCTCAAGCAGATCGCCGACGGGCTCGGGCTCGTCCAGGTTCAGCGGCCGATGGCCGGCGTTGCCCTCGATCAGCTTCAGATACGTCGGTTTCGGCTTGCGGCCTTTCATCGCGTGTGGTCCGGTGCGCCTTCACGGCGGCGAAATTCATCGTATCACCTTCGAGGATCGCCGATTTTCCAGTGAAGTTCTGCCAACGCTCGACGCAGACGTCGACATAGGCGGGGCGCGCGTTTCGGGCGTAGGGAATGAGGCGCGCGAGCGGCCAGGATTCGACCTGGATCGGTCCAACCCCCCCCGGCTCAGTCATTTCGCGGTCCGCCCATCTGCCGTGTGATGGTGTTCGCAAATGCAACAGAAGTGTTTATACTGC